AGGAATCCTTGCAAATGGGGGGTGCCTGTGCGCGGAGCCCACTCGTAGCCATAGCATACGTAACGTGGCTGCACCTCATCGAGGATATCCTGGTGCTGATCGGGATAGTTGTTCCAGGTGAAGACGAACGATCGGTTTCGGGAGGACATTTGTTTTCTTTTTTCATGCTGTAAAGAAAAGGGCGGGGCCTTTGTTATATACAAATGCTGCGCCGCACCGCGCCACAAGTGTCGGACTGCGGCAGGTTCGGAGATACTTTGTTACTCCGAACCCGGAATAATTCAGTTGACACTGACACAGAGGGTTAGGGTAATAATGCCCTAACCCTTGGTGTCAATTTAAATCATATGATATAAAATATTCCACCCCTGCTAAAAGAATTATTCATGGCTCGACGTAGAATTAGGAAACGGCAAAACCAGGACCGTTACGGCTTGAAACGGCCCTTCGATGTCATGCAGACCATCGAGGGTGTACGTCAAGGATACGAAATCGGCAAAAACCTTTATCAAGGTGCAAAGGTCGCACACAAGGCCGCTAAGAACGCCCTAAAGGGCGGTTCCAAGACGGCTACCAAAAAGAAGAACGACAAAAACTGGGATCATGTTGATACCAGTGGGCTGAAGTACAAAACTGTGAACATTTCGTACAAGAAGTCCAAGGTCGGAAAAGCCACGAAGGCTTTGTCTCAACCTGGTACCGTTTACAACTACTCCACCGGCGGTGGAACTAGTAGCGTTGGCCAACAAAACGCGGTTACGATGATGACCACCTTCGGCTCGGACATCAACACCCTTTACCAGGGCCTCAACGACGGTGTTGCGCTTACTGGCGTTCGCGCCTCAGAGCAGCTCTACTTCACTGGAACCACTGAAGAGATCGAGTTTAACAACTGTTCTCCAACCACCTTGGAGATGGAGATATACGTTCTCATCGACAAAACCACAAGCGCTGCGCCGCCCGAGGCAGTCAATACATGGGTGAACGCAATCACTCAAGAATCAAACGATGCTACAGTTCCTGTGGAAGCAGCATCCACACTTTGGCTGAAGCCAACCGGATACAAAGGGTTCAACATAAACTTCTGGACGAAGCGTTATGATTGTGTGCTGACAGCTGGAGAAAAGTGCAAGTTCACCCTGAACTTCAAGCGTAACCGCTTATTGGACACCAGCTACACACAAAATTACTCCAACGTACGCGGCATAAGCCACAGGATTATGATCGTTCACCGCGGAACATTGGTGGATGCAGACAACGCAAAGACGTTCACTGCCGGCAATCAGTCTATCTCCGAGACTAAATTGATTTGGGCCTGGAAGCGAACGATGAAAGGTTGCATCCTGTCGACTCTTCCCAGAGTCAACAAGCAGATCGGACTTAACTTCCCGACTGCTCTAGCGGCACAATGGCACATTGATGAGGATACAGGCGAGCCAGAGAATGCAGCGACCACAACAGAATATGCGTAATGATGGCGACTCGTCCCTCGCGCGAAAGACAACCGCCCACTACCGTGGACGGAAGTATTGGTGTTGTGCTTTGCTTAGCTAGTTCTTATTATATCAAGCTACAACATGACATCTTGTCCTTGCTTTTTCTCAATAACGGTGAATCTTCGGGAGATCGCGGCAAGCGCTTCCGGGTCGTTCTCCCAGATCTTTTCAATGGGGTACTGGGACGTGACAATGAACTTCGAGGGTCGAATGTATCTCGAGCTTCCCTTAGTCTCGGCGATAAAGGGAAGGAAGTCAGCCCAGTGTTTGAGTGAGGTGGTGAGCTCCCGATGGTAGACCCCGAAGTCATCGCAGATGACTGTTTCTTCGTCTTGGTACCCATCCCACCACTTGTTAATGGGCTTGAGGAAAGCTCCGGGATACGCCCTGTTGGCGTTTGTAGTCTTTCCTGAGCCGCTGGCTCCCCAGAGCCAGATCCCGCAAACGCCGCCGAGTTGAGGAGGGCGAGCCATGAAGTCTCTTCCGATGGCTCGGAGGGTAGTGTAGTGTCGGAGTCTGAGCTCAGCATCAATTTCTTCGATATTGCCTTAGATTAGACTCCCACTACCTGTTTTAGCGAGGAGCCAAGCTCTTTGATAACGTTCCCTCTCAACTTCGCCGATTTCCTGCGGCGTTTGCGGGGGAGTTCCGAACTCGACGAAGTCTCCTCCTTTAGAACAATACACCCGGGACTGTTCAAAGGTACCGCGAGCAATCTCGACGTGCACGCCGGGCAGTTGCCGGCGGAGCGAGTCAACAGTTCTTGCGTTGGCAAAGTACAGGAATCCTTGCAAATGGGGGGTGCCTGTGCGCGGAGCCCACTCGTAGCCATAGCATACGTAACGTGGCTGCACCTCATCGAGGATATCCTGGTGCTGATCGGGATAGTTGTTCCAGGTGA